GCCATTATTTAGTCTCCTTCCATTTATCTATTACCTGTTCTCCTGTTGAGTCATCAATATAATAAACAACTCCATTGATTGTGATATAAACACAATCCTTTGATCTTACGTCTATGATCATTCTTTCTCCTTTTCTAATTGTGACTCTAGAAACTTTTTGATTTCTAGAGTTCTCGTGCTTTTATTGAAAATTCTGTCCATAAAATTATCGTTCGGACTTAGAAAATTTTCAACTTGTTTTTTACTCCAAGATTTTGGACTCGATAAATAATCGAAAAGCTTGTCCTTATCTTTCTTATAAACGTTACGGTGTTCTCCACTATATAAAGCGATTGCCTCGTAACTTCTTTCTTTGTGCTTTACAAAGATTAACGTGTCAGCTATGGGAAGACCTTTAGGGTCTCCCAAATAACCTTGATGTATGGTCCACGTCATTAGTCCTCCAATTCTTCTAAGATATCATCAATATCATCTAAAGATAAATCTGAGCCTAATAAATCGTCTAAGGTTGGTTTCTTGTTCATTCTCGCTCCCTTCTTGGATTTACTGTTGGTAAATTATCCAATTGCTTATTAACAGATTTTCTTTTCTCTGCTCTGATCTCAACCCCTTCAATAATCCATTTTTTAATTTCTTCAATTATATTTTCAGAATTATTTTTTTGTAAATATTCGATCTTCTTTTGTAGCCATTTGACTGTATCGTCTTGAGCTTTCAACTTAACTAAAATATTTTTTAAATTGTGACGCTCAATAGCTAAGTCTGTTTTACTTTTCTTAAACCACACTATCGCCATTTTATTCTCCTTTCTGATTAAGTTTCCTTTCTGATAGATATCGCTCATAAAAACGTCTATCCATTCCGTCTATCTTTACTCTTAGCGTTTCTTTACCCAAATACTTTGAGTGAGTGAAATCTAAAAGTAAATAGCCTTGTTGCTCTCGTAGTCTTTGGAGCGTGACTCGTGGATCGTTGGTCTTGTATTTAAGATTGCGACCTACAATCATTCTTCTTTTTTCTTGTACGCCTGATGTCATTCTTGTTCCTCCTGTTCTCTTTCTTTTTTATTTTGATTAAATTCTTTTTTCCATTCTCTTAATTTATGGATAGGTGCGTTGTATAATGCCCAAACATAAATTGTTTCCATTTCTGATGTCATATCTCGCATATCTTCAGTGTCATAATATGCTAATTGATTAACATCATAAGATAGTTTTTGTTTTAGTTTACTCATTTTACCTCCTTATCTAGTATTATAATATTATAACCTAAAAGTCCAATCCAATTTAATTCATCTTCATTTAAGGTTAGTTTTCTTGTTAATAAAGCAAAAGTTTCAGCCCTAGCACAGTAAGGGTGAAATCTTTTTGAGTCGACCGAATTGCGTTTAACAAGTAGGTCTTGTTTTTCTTTAGTCATTTGCTCTCCTTTTCTTCTAGTTTATTTTTAAAAACAAATAATTGTTTTTTGAGTGTCGGTGTAATTTTGATACCGTCAACATCATAAGTTTTATTATCAAGCGTAATGTGATTGATTAAAAAAGGAATAAACTCGTCTCCGAATTCATATCTTTTTTTATTATCATTCCAATATTCCCAAATTTCTTGAGAAGTATAACCACACCATTGATCAAAAGATTTGAGAAGATACTCAATCTCTTCAAATAGCTTGTCTTCATCGTATGCTTTATCAAAAAGATAATTCCACACGAGCTCATGTAGGTCTTGTTTAGTCATTTGCTCTCCTTTTATTTTAATGAAAAGTAGCCCCTAAGGGCTACCATGGGTCTAGAACTATAATTAGCATTATAGCCTCCTTTGTTTGAAACGTAGAAGGACCTGAGGGTACTCGTGGGGTTTGAACTGTTACCCACAACTTTCGGACGGAACAGATAGTTTATCTCTCTCTACTCGCACTTACTTCTCAAGACCTCAGCCATTTGGCCATACTTCTTGAGCCCTATACCTTACGACTCTGTTTTAAAATCGTTATTCAGTCAGAGTGCCTCCAAACAAATTGCAATTTGTTTGGTTTCAGGTCCTTCTATATTTCTTACTTACTATATCGAGACATCGTAAAAAAATTCAAGTTTTTTTTTCAATCTCTTATACTCTTTATTGTTAGTTTTATTTTTTTTTCAACCAACTATTTTAAAAAGTTTTGGTCAGTGGGACTTGTGAAGATTGATAACGAAAGCCAAGGTGATGATCCTTGCAACTTAGGAAATCCTTTTGGTTCACTTTAGACAGTCCCACGTGCCTTGCTAGTTAAGTTTGTTTTTTTTAAAGTGGTTATGAAAAACTTAGAGGCTACCTCTGAAACTAATCCACTACAATGAAAGGGACCATAGACACGTCTATTGATTGAGGGATCAAATTCAATCTCAATCGTGCTTAGTTTATACATTGTCTAAGACCCCAAATCGGAGTCTTAGAAAATGTATATTAGAACGAAGGGTCCCAATACTCGGACCGATGTCCCAAGGTGATACGATTACCGTCTTTTCTAAAACGGTTCGTTTTAGGGTTAAATTCTCTAGGTTCGAGAATAAAACCTCTTTCACCTTCTGAGGTTTCAATGTCGATAACCTCAGCGTAATGTTTACACCCCTCAGGGTTAGGCGTAAATTCATAGGTCTGGCTTTCTGAAAAGCCATTACTATCGGTACGCTTAGCATAGTCCATTTGAACCACAATAAAGCGTCTACCGTTTTTTTTAGTGATAACGTCAACTAACGTACCACCATGGCGATCGGACCAATAATAGACCGTAGCACCATTGCCAATAGTTAAAGCGTCAAGCTTAAACCATGAGCGAGAACGTGACCAATTAATCACGCTTCCAGAATGTGTACCTAATTTATTAGGTAACAACTTTTGGTTTTTGTCGATAATTCTAATTTCCATTAGAACCTCCTTTCTTCTTTATCTTTTTCTAGTTCTTCTAATCGTTTAGCAACTTCAAAAAGACAATCTTGAATTGTGCTGATACTCTTAACTATTGCCAAAAGATATTTTTTTTCTGTTTCTTTCATTTTATTAGCCTCCGATTAATATTAAATAAGCAACCCAAATTGCTTTGAACACAAGTAGACCGATAATAAATCGGTCTACTATAATTTCTGCTTTTGGTTTTCTATACATTAAAGCACCTGTCTCGCTTCGTTGTATATTTTTACAAATTCATCATGAGGAATTCTTGATTTTTTAGCGCCTCCGTCAATTTGTGTTAAGTGTTTGCCAGTCGTTCTAGACCAAACGTTTTCGCTCACGAAAAGTTTCCCATATCTTTCGAATGCAACTGGAGTTGCATAGGAATAGTAAGTATTAAATCCGAATGAGGACTCTTTTCTTAGGCTTTTAGTCGTATTTAAATAATGTGTAGTCATTTTAGTCTCCTTTTGTTTGTTTATTCTTTTGGGCAGTTTTAGGTTTGAACACAAGGTTCGCTTCTTTTTACCTAGGCACTACCCTAGCCTATTGAATATATAAATATTCATGATTACTCAGATCGAGTAATCAAAAGTATTTATTTAAATATCTATTTTAAAACCTTTTTTTTCTAGATACTCACGACACCATTTTGGCAATTCATAAATGTCAGAGTAATCAACCACGACATCACCGTCCAACATTACATAAAATGAAAAACCGTCATATTGGTCTTCAAATGCAATTGTAGATGATGTAGTGAACACAGTATGGTTGTTTACATCTTGTAGGTTTAAATCGTCTATTTTATTCATTGTTTTCTCTCTTTCTGAATATTTACAAATATTCATGATTACCCAATAACGAGTAATCAAAAATATTTATGCTGATTGTTCAGCTTGTTTTTTAGAAATAAGATAAATTCTGTTGATAAGAATGTCTTTCCACTTACTGTACAATTTATGTTGTAAGTCAAAAGCTTCGATTTCCCAAGGTCTTTGTCTGTAAGGAATTCTTCTCTTTGGACCTAGTTCCTTACCTTCCCAACGTGTGTGAAGTTCGTTATCAGATTTCCACCAACGTTGTTGATATTGCTTTGTAGCAATTTGTTTAACGTGCACTAATTCGTGTGCCAAAGTTTTGAAAATATCAGCAGTATGATCGATTATGATCTTGTGATTTTTTTCAGGGCTAGAACCTTTTGCGTTGGCTAAGTGAACACCTTGGCAATTATCTCCCCAATTCTTTTTGACTGTGGTTTTTCTTACGTGAATTTTGATCTTCAAGGTGTTTTGAAGTCTTTTAGATACTAACTCACTAAGAAACAAGTTTGTTGCTTCTGTAAGATCGTCAACTAATTCCTGATCTCTCTCATTTCTTGGTAGAGATATTTCTAGTTTTTTCATTGTTTGCTCTCTTTCTGAATAAATAAATATTCATGAATACTCAAAGCGAGTATTCAAAAGTATTTATACGTATTCGATACTACCGTCTTCTTGCTCAACCCAATCGATATTGTCAAAGCCCTCTTCTTTATCTAATTGAGCTTGTCTATCGCCTGACTCTTCTTGCTCAGCCCAATCAACATTACTAACTGTAAATGCGTTCGAATATTTTGGGGTCGGTTGATTTTCATCATCGTCCAAATGATTGTAAATGCGTTCGAATATCTTATCGATACCGAGAAAATCATCTTTAAATCTTTTTTTGTCTTCTTGGCTAAGATTATAATAAAATGATGTTGTTTTTACGTTTAAGTCTAATAGTTCTTTTTTAGTCATGATTGCTCTCTTTCTGAATGCTTTATGCATTCATGATAAGGCTAACTTAGTAGCCCTATCAAAAATACATAATTTGAATTCTGTTTGACTGTTTCCTTATCGGTGTCACCGATTGAACTCTTTGTTCGCAGACTACCTCTTACTTGTTGAGTTATCTGTGCACTAAGGGGCAAATATGTAGGGCCCAACCTTAGCAACCCACCGAGTCCGAAGACCCAAGAAACTTAATTCTTTGAGTGTTTTAGCACCTTAGACCTGATCGACTCCGAAGTAGTGGGTCCGACTAGAATATCGTGGGCATTAGACCTACCGTCAAAAGACGCGCTTGGCTTATTGTTTTCTAGTGCAGTTTCTAAAGTATGGTTTGTTGTCATTGAAGTCATCATACACTAATTTATGATATTACCTAATAAAAAAAGATAAATAATTAAGAAAAAATGAAAAAAAATTAGAAAAAAGTCGAAGTTATCCACAGGCATTTTTTTGCGTTTTAAGAGCGTTTTAAAAAGGTCCGTGTATGTTTTTATTAGATAATTTATTATATGCTATATGGCTCTTAAAAGAGGTTTAAAGGGTGGTTTCTTTTTGGCGAATGTTGTTCGATATACCGAATGTAGTGCTAAAGTGAACAAAGTATGAACGTTTCAGGGTTTGAGGGTCGTGAGGCGTGGATCGTGGGACGCGGACAGTACTAGAGGTTTTTTGAAAAAATAAAAAAAAAATAAAAAAATATTTTAAAACAAGTGTGATAGTGTCCGCTTATGTGTTTTAGCTTTAATTAGGTGGGTTTTACCTATCACACTACTCATTTTTAGAAGTGTGCATAGTGTCCGCTTGTTTATTGAAAAATAAGGCTTTTTTATACCCTCTAGGTAATTAGATACTTTTTCCAAATTGATTATTTAAAAAGAAGTTGTCAGAAAATCTCTAGTACCATAATTGTAAATCGTTAAATTTTCTCTATTGTGTAACGGTGTATTTTTAAATGAGTGCAGAAAAAAACTTATATAAAATGGTGAAGGATAAACTACCTGAATTTAATCCAATTAGGATTGAAACAACTACAATAAACGGTTTTCCTGATTTGATATTGTTCAATAAAAAGAAACGTGTTTTGTTTATCGAATGTAAGGTCTGTGAGCGTTCTAGATTGTTACAGAGCCTGAGACCACATCAAAAAGCTTTTCATCATAAATACAAACAGATTATGAACGGACTGTTCATCTTGCAACGCTCCCTCAAAGAGAGAGCGTTTTTTCTGTATAGGTCCACGGATATCGACTTTCTTGCAGAAAATGGCGAGTTTCCACCACTTTGCACAGTCCAAGTGGGGCAACCATGGTCCACGATCAGCGAAATATTGCATGAGTACCACTAGATATAGACATACCAATTCGCGAGACGCGAAAAACGTTGATAAATATAGCGTTTGGGTGGCTGATAACATATATTATGCAACAATAGGGCCTAGGTACTTAGGGACAACGGTCCGAGGTTCGCGGAGATCGAGCACCGACCCCCAAAAATTTGGCCCCGGTACGCACGCGCGAGACCTAGTCCTGGCAACATACACACACTATAGGAGTGAAATATGCACATAGATTATAAAAACTTAGATGCGAACCAATTAAAGGCGATGGTATTGCTTAGAAAGCGTATTGAACAAGAACATGCACGTGGAAGCTTCATGAGATTTGTCAAAGCAGTGTGGCCTGAGTTCGTTGAAGGCAATCATCACATCAAAATCGCGCAACAATTTCAAAAATTTCTGACAGGGAAGAACCAAAGGCTAATTGTCAACATGCCCCCACGTCATACAAAAAGTGAGTTCGCCTCATTTTTATTCCCGGCATGGATGATGGGGCAAAATCCGAGACTCAAGATCATTCAAGCGACTCACACTGGTGAATTAGCGATAAGATTTGGTCGTAAAGTAAGAAACTTGATGAATACCAAAGAATACAAAGGAATATTTCCTAATGTTAACCTTAGAACTGATAACCAAGCGGCGGGAAGATGGGAAACTAACCTAGGAGGCGAGTATTACGCGGCAGGTGTGGGTGGTGCCATCACAGGTCGTGGTGCTGACCTACTAATTATTGATGATCCACATAGTGAACAAGATGCTTTGTCTGAAAATGCGATGGATAACGCCTATGAGTGGTATACATCTGGTCCTCGACAGCGTATGCAACCAGGGGGAAGTATTGTAATCGTTATGACTCGATGGTCTGACAAGGATCTGACTGGTCAATTGATCAAAAAGATGGGTGATCTCAAAGCTGATAAATGGGACATCATAGAATTCCCGGCAATTTTAGAAGACGATGACGAAGAAAAGCGTACACCTATTTGGCCTCAGTATTGGAAGCTTAATGAACTAGATAAAGTGAAAGCTTCTCTTGTTCCTACCAAGTGGAGCGCTCAGTGGCAACAAAATCCAACACACGATGGCACGAGTATCGTGAAACGCGAATGGTGGAACATTTGGGAGAAGGAAGACCCACCCCTTTGTTCTTATAAGATTCAAAGTTATGATACTGCATTTTCCAAAAAGGAGTCTGCTGACTATTCAGCTATTACAACTTGGGGTGTCTTTCATCCTGATGAAGGACCTGAAACACATTTGATCTTATTGAATGCAAGAAAAGGGCGTTGGGACTTTCCTGAGTTAAAACAAGTAGCAAAAGAAGAACTTCAACTCTATCAACCTGATAGTGTCATCATTGAAGCTAAGGCATCAGGGACACCCTTGATACAGGAGCTTCGGCGATTCGGAGTATACGCGACAGCTTTCTCTCCCAACAGAGGTCAAGACAAACACGTACGATTAAATTCTGTTTCTCCTATTTTTGAAGCTGGTCACGTTTGGCGACCTGACACAGAATGGGCTGAAGATGTTCAAGAAGAGATAGCATCATTTCCTTATGGAGAGCATGATGATTTAGTTGACGCAACAACACTAGCCTTGTTAAGATACAGACAAGGTAGCTTTGTCTCTTTGCATGATGATGAAGATGACATGGAACCAAGGAGTAAACGTAAATATGAGTACTACTAAAAAATTAATTAATCCTGAAGACAGGAGATTGAAACAGAAACTAACACCGAAACAGATGATTTTTGTTTATGAATACGTACACAAAGTTTTACTCGGAGAATGTTCCGCTGCCGAAGCGGCGCGCAGAGCTGGCTATTCTCAGAATAGAGCTAGACAAACAGCCACTGATCTATTAAACCCTAATCATAATCCTTTCGTAGTGGAGGCCATTCATGAGATGAAACAAGATCTTCATCAAATGTATGGAGTATCGACAGCGTCTCACTTGGCCTCCTTAAAACAGATCAGAGAAGAAGCGCGAGAACATAAACACTATTCGGCGGCCGTGGCTGCTGAAGTCAACAGAGGTAAGGTTGCTGGTTTTTACGATAACAAAGTTCAAACGGACACGCCTTTAGAAAATATGAATAAGGATGAACTTATTAAAGTCTTAGAGAATTACGACAAGAATGGTATAACTCATGATACCAAATTAATTATTGACGATGA